TGTATCTCAGCTATGGCGCTGGTGAAGTTGAGGCCACATTGTTTGCCAACTTGGGCACAGGCACTACGTCGCTTGTCATTTCCCCATCAGGCCTTGTTGAGTCAGCATCTAACCCTGAGTACACAATTATTAACATGCAGCTTGTGGACTACACCCCAATTACAGGCGCTGTAGGCGAACTGTCAATGATCACTGCGTCATTCATTGGCGGCACATACGCTCGAGACATCACTTCGCCATAAACAAAGGAACCCGACATGAAATTGACACTTAACGTGGATACAGGCGAAGGCCCGTACCTAGTCACCACCAGTTTGTACGTTGTTGTGCAATGGGAACGCAAATACAAACGCAAGTCAAGCACCATCAGTGAGCAAGGCATCAGCATTGAGGACTTAGCTTTTATGGCTTACGAGTCAAGCAAACAGGCAGGCATCACAGTGCCAGCAGTGCTCGATGATTTCATCCGCCGATTAGTCGTACTCGAAGTGGTGGACAATGATCCGGCAAACCCTACCCAAGCGGAACCTACCGCCATTCCCTAGCCAGTCTCCTAGTAGCCACAGGCTGGTGGCCACCTGCTGTAGAGTTTGACATAGCCGACTTGAACACCACAATCAAGCTGTTAAACGAAAGCCGCAAACAATGAGCCTCAATACAAGCGTAGAAATTACAGGCTTGAAGCAGGCACTGTCAGAGCTCAGCAAGTTAGACAAATCAGCACGTTTTAAGGCTGCCGCAAAGATTAAGGCTAGTAGCCCGGCAATGCTTGAGGAAGGCCGTAAGCAGTTTCCTGCTGAGATTGGTATCTCTGTTATTCACGGCTGGAAAAACAAAGGCCGTTTGAGCTACGACAAAGCCAAAGTGGACAAAGGCGTGCAGATTATGGTTGGTGGCCGTTCTCGTGGTCAAGGCATTACACCACTGGTAACACTGGTGCAAAAAAACGCAGCTGGCGCTTTGTTTTCACAGGCTGGCTCTAAAAACAACAGCGACTTTTCACGTTTGCTAACTAACGTCTTTGGCAGACCTCAGCGCGGCTTGTGGCGATCACGCAAGTTCATACAAGAGCAAGGCACAGCTGACATTATGAAGGCTGTGGATGAAGTTATCGCTGACGCTAATCGGGCACTTAAAGCAAGGCAGGCTGCATAATGGCTATCTATCTACCAATTGTTACCCAATTCAACCCGAAGGGATTAAAAGAGGCCGAGAAGGGTTTCCGCGATCTCGAGGGCGCGCAGGCCAAAGCGAAATATGCGCTAGGCAAAGCAAACAAATACGCAGCCGTTGCCCTTGGTGGTTTAGTTGCTGGTCTTGGTGACGCTGTTAAAGGTGCTATGGAGGATGAGCAGGCACAACTTTTGCTGGCGCGTCAGCTACAGAAAACCACTGGCGCTACCGATAAACAAGTTAAAAGCGTTGAGGCATACATAACCCAGCAGGGCAAACTTAAAGGCGTTACTGATGATGAACTACGCCCGGCACTTGCTGGTCTTGTACGCGCTACAGGCTCTATTGCCGAGGCACAAAAAGCAGCGAACCTTGCTATGGATGTAGCCGCGGCTAAAGGCGTGTCTCTAGAAAGCGTGACAAAAACGCTTGAGCGTGCCTACGGCGGAAACTACACAGCGCTAGCAAAACTGTCCCCAGAACTACGCGGCATGATTAAAGACGGCGCATCACTTGATGAGGTTATGGCTGCAATGTCTGCCACTTTTGGTGGTGCCGCCACTGACTCTGCTAACACTGCTGCAGGCTCGATGAAGCGTTTAGGCGTAGCCCTTGGCGAAGCCAAAGAAGGTGTGGGCGCTGCACTGTTGCCAATACTTGAAAAGGCTTTGCCAGTGCTACAGAAGTTTGCTGAGTGGGCACAAAACAACCCAACACTGATCACGGCTGTAGCAGCTGCTTTTGGTGTGTTGGCTGCCAGCGTTGTGCTTGTTAATGCGGCCATGGCTCTTAACCCTGTTGTGCTGATCACGGCTGGCATTGTGGCGCTTGGTGTTGCCATTGTTGTGGCTTACAAAAAGTTTGACACGTTTCGCAGTGTTGTGCGCACAGTGGTTAATGGTGTTGCTGGCTATTTTGAGTTCATGGCTAACGCTTATATCAAAATGATTAACTTGGTTATTAAGGGCATTAACTTAATTAAGCCCGGCAAAGATATCGGCACCCTTGGTGAGGTCAGTTTTGGCCGTCTTGGTGGTGACAGTGCACCTGCTGGCGATGGTGGCAACGGCTTTGGCAACTTAACAAAAATGGCTACAGGTGGCATTGTCACTAGCCCAACTATGGCCCTGATTGGTGAGGCAGGCCCAGAGGCTGTTATCCCTCTGAGTGGCCCTAACGCTGGCATTGGCAACAACGTCACTATCAACGTTAATGGTGGCGACCCCAACGCTGTTGTTATGGCTATTCAACGCTATGTGCGTCAGACAGGCGCAGTACCGCTAACTACTAGGGCAATCTGATGCCAAAGTTTGCATGGAAAGTAAGAAACACCAGCACCAGCACTGAGGTCACTTCGTCTGTTTTGTCTCTGTCGTTTAATAACGGCAGGCAAGATTATCTAGATAATTACAATGCTGGCGCGCTGGTTCTAACTATTAAAAACCAAGCGAACGAGTCTGCTGGTTTTACTTTTGGTGACGCTATTGACCTTCAAACCGTAGGCCCTACAAACATGTATAGGTTTTATGTGGTTGAAGTTGCATACAACGATTACCCGGGCAATACAGGGCTATCTACGGCCACTATTACTTGCCAAGATGGTCTAGGAGTTTTGGGCCGTTTGCAAATGAACGCCTATTCCATATCGGCAGGGGCTAGCACAGCGCAATTTGTTAGCGCCAGTTCAGTACCGGGTAGAAGGTCAGTGAACCCAACCATGGTGGCATCAGGCACAGGCGGCGCTTGCAGTGCAGGCATTTATAGCGGCTCAGTTCTTAACTTTATCAACTTGCTAGTAAACACTGAACGCACAGTGCTGTCTATGACTGAAAACCAAGTGGCTTTTTATGCTCGTGATCAAATTGCTTTGTTGCCTATTGCCAGTGCTAATTACGGGCGAACCGCTAGTGCCGGAACTATTGCCTACGACAGTTTTGAACGCATAAATCTAGGGCTTAATTTGATGAACCAAGTGCAAGTACAGCCAGCAGGCTTGGCAACACAAGAAGCCACTAATGCAACCTCTGTTTCTGCTTATGGTGCTAATGGTTTTACGGTTTCAACAGTTGATGCAACCACGACCACTGCTCTTGGTCTTGCTGAATGGTTGGCCAACACTTTAAGCGACACAAACAAACAACGCTTTGTTATTCAATTTACTGATGTTATGCAGCCTGCTAGTTCCCCTGATTTTTATGGTGTGGTTATGGCTCTTGGCGGCAAAAAACCAACCAACCTGACATATCGAGTGCCCGGTGCGGCATCAGATACAACGGTGCAAGTAATTCCTGAGGGCTTCAATATTGTGGCCACCCCAACGCAAACAACGGTCACGGTTTATTTTACACCGCTGACCTACTACCAGTTTTTTACTTTAGATAGTTCCACTTTGGGCGTTTTAGATACCAGCCGTCTTGGTTGGTAATAGTTAGGATAAAAAGATATGGCAACACAATACACAGCAGGGCTAACCAGTGGGCAGGTGCTGACGGCTGCCACGATGAACACAATCGGTGCAGCATGGGTGTCGTACACGCCAGTAATTAAGGGTGGTGCTACAACTGTCACGGCAACTATCACCTACGCCAAATACGCGCAAATAAACAAAAACATTATTGTTGAAGTATTAGCCACAGTTACTAGTGCTGGCGCTGCTAACGGCATTGTCACAATAAGTTTGCCTACAGGTTTTAACTGTGTTAGCACATCAGATTTTCGCAGTGTTGGCACTTTTGTGATCAAAGACAGCGGAGTTGCCTATTACATTGGCGCAGCAATAGCAGCCTCAGCAACAGAAATATCAGGCTTGGGTTACGGTGCCAATAACAACATGGGTGCTAACTCGCCAGCTTTTACCTTGGCCAACGGTGATGGTGTCAGTATGTTTGTTGTTTATGAGATTGCATAATGCGTAAACGCCTAGCCCTGCTTAGTCTTACGCTGCTTACCCTTACAGCCTGCTCAGACCGTGTACGCCACAACTGCGCTACTACCGACACAGCCCACGACTCATTTATAGAAAGCAAATGCAAATGAAACCTGAAAACAGACTTAGCAACGAGGAAATAAAAGCACGTTTAATTCTTGTAGTAGGGGTGTGCCTCTCGAGCGCGTTCTTGTTCTCTATTGTAGCTCTGCTGTACGGCCTGCTGTTTGTCGTGCAACCAACTGAGCAAGCCCCCAACGACAGTGAGGCTTGGGCAATTTTGTCGCCAATGCTCATGACTCTTGCTGGTGGCCTTATTGGCTTGCTTGCTGGCAACGGCCTTAAAGACAAACCCAAAGACCCACCAGCATGACCAAGGTTTACCCTTACAAGAAAATGGTTTTACCAGCCGAAGTAGCCAAAGTAGGCAACGGCAATTTAAGCCCAACCATGCTTAAAAAGGTAAAGACAGGTGGCGAAATGTGGACAGGTGCAGCAGTGGCTTTCAACAAGCTCTACACCGATTGTCTTGCTGCTGGTTTCAAGCTGCGCAATGTGGGCGACTACCGCCCATTCGATAAACAACTAGCGATGTTCGTTGATCGTTACGCACTTAAAGACCAAGGCCGTAGCCCACAAGTGACACGCAAATACCAAGACAAACTGTGGTACCTAAAAAAAGGCAAATCGCCTAGTGGTGTGCCGGGTACTTCTAACCACGGTTTCGGTCTTGCCATTGACCTTGCCTATGACAAAGATGGTGCCCTTGTTTCTATGGGTGGCAAATGCCTAGATTGGCTATGTGCTAATGCACCCAAGTATGGTTTTTACCTTCAAGGCTCAGACCCTAAATCGCCTGAGTTTGAGGCGTGGCACTGGCAATACGTGTGTGGCGATAAGCCACCTGTGCTGCCGTAAAGGACTCTCAGCCACTGTTTGAGCAGTGCTGAGGCTAGGTGGTGGGTGTCTTTGTTTCCATTGGGATATCCACCACCGCTTTGTCAAATTGTGTAAAGTAACCATCGCTACTCAAATAGCAGAAAGACAAAGGAAACATGATCTACACAGACCTACCATTGTTCAGGGCTACAGACCCGGACACATCCCGCCAACCAAGCCCCATTCGGGTAAATACCCATCGAGCGTTACTGCTGCAGGAATACTTGTACGCCACGCTGGGCCTGACTGATGAGGAAGCAGGCGCTAGAGCCGCGCTAAACGGTCACGACATTAAGGGCTACTGGAAGCGCTGTAGCGATTTGCGCACTCTAGGACTAATTGAGGACTTAGGCATCCGTAGAGCGCTTACAAGTGGCTCTCAGGGCATTGTGTGTGCAATCACACAGGCAGGAATAGACACAGTTAGGGGCTGGGCATGACTGACACTCAATTCGTAGTCAGTTTCGTTATCGGCTGGGTGTCCTGCTGGCTCTACCTCAAAATGATGGCTAACCGACCATGATACCGACATGGGGCTATGTGGCTCTAAGGTCTAAAGATAAGAAAACCATGGTGCAAGTCTTTACAGACTTATCCACAGGCCTGATTGTTTATACCCAAGTC